CAGCAGGCGGACCGCTGACTGTTCCGCAAATGATAGATGTTGTAGATGCAACTGTAACTAACATGAATGTTACAGCAAGCACAGTAAACTTTCCTAATATTCCAAATCAAAATCCTACTCCTGCATCGTTTACAAGTGGTGGTGCCGGCGGCGGCAATGGAGTAGTAAATGCATCGCTGTCACCTGCAAACAGCGGTAATACTAACAATAACGGCCAAGATAGCTTTTTAGTACTAGCAAATGCGGTAAATAATATGGGTGATAGGATGGTCAAAGAAATGAAAAAACAAAATAAAGATCTTTTTAGCGGAGGAGTATCAATCTAATGAGCTGGAAAAAATATTTTACACCAGTTGATTCAGGCAGCTCTTCTACAGGAGTATACAGTCCTATCAGCGGTAGATCAGCAGGCAATGCAGCAGGTCCTGCAAGAACAAACTATAGTTCATACTTGCCTGATGTATATGTAGGTTCTCCCAATAGAACAGAACGTTATGGTCAGTATAATACAATGGATCTTGATTCAGAAGTAAATGCTGCACTGGATATACTTGCCGAGTTTTGTACACAAAGGAATGAGCAAAACAACACCCATTTTTCACTTAGCTTTAATAAAAGTGCTACAAACACAGAAATTTCAGTATTAGAACAATATCTAAAGCAGTGGTGTAAAATAAACAATTTTGAAACAAGAATGTTTAGGATCTTCCGTAATGTATTCAAATACGGTGATGCAATTTTCTTGAGAGATCCTGAAACTAAAAAATGGTTCCATGTTGATCCAGCAAAATTACAAAGAATTATTGTAAATGAAAGTGAAGGCAAAAAGCCGGAGCAATATATTATTAGAGATGTGAATCTCAATTTCAAAGAGTTAGTTGCAACAACGCCTCACCAAACTAACGGTAATGTCACAGGCGGCGGCAGCGGATATATTGCTGGCGGAACACGCGGCATGATCGGTAATGCTCCGCAACAACAAGGCAGTAGATACAGTGTTGAAGAAGGCGAAGTAGCTATTGATGCCCAGCACGTTGTACACCTGAGTCTAAGTGAAGGGTTAGATCAAAATTTCCCGTTTGGTAATAGTTTGTTGGAAACTATCTTTAAAGTTTACAAGCAAAAAGAACTGCTTGAAGATGCGATAATCATTTATCGTGTCCAACGTGCGCCTGAGCGCAGAGTATTCTACGTTGATGTGGGCAACATGCCAAGTCACTTGGCGATGCAATTTGTTGAAAGAGTAAAGACGGAAATACATCAAAGACGTATCCCATCGCAGACAGGCGGAGGCCAAAATGTTATAGACAGTTCATATAATCCGCTGTCAATCAACGAAGACTACTTCTTCCCACAGACTGCTGAAGGACGTGGATCAAAAGTTGAAACACTGCCTGGCGGTACTAACCTTGGAGAGATTGATGATCTTAGATATTTTACTAATAAGCTCGTACGCGGCTTACGAATACCTTCCAGCTATCTCCCTACAGGAGCTGATGACGGAGCCACTTCGTATAACGACGGAAGAGTGGGAACAGCATATATACAGGAATTACGATTCAATACCTACTGCGAAAGATTACAAGGTTTAATTGTTGAAGAATTTAATCAAGATTTTAAACGTTACCTACTAGAAAAAGGTGTCAACATTGACACTAATATGTTTGATCTTGATTTTGAACCACCAAAGAACTTTGCAGCTTATAGACAGTCTGAACTTGATAATAGCAGAGTTCCTACATTTACACAAATGAGTGCTATACCATATATCTCAAATAGATTTGCACTTGAAAGATTCCTTGGTCTATCTAAAGAAGAAATTGCACAAAATGAAAGACTATGGAGAGAAGAAAACGATGAGGAGTTACAAGCAGGTCCAACAGATGCAGCAGGAGAACTTAGAGGTGCAGGCATTAGCAGTGCAGGCATTAGTGCTGATATAGATGGCGCAGAAGATATTGCTGATGTTGACGGAGATGCAATTGAAGGCGGCGAAGATACACCTCCAGAAACAGCAACTGACACAGCAGCAACACCTACACCAGCGGCAACTGACCAAACTGTATAAATAATAATATGATACTGAGAGAATTATTTTATTTTGATAAAAACACACTTGAAACTGTCGACGATGACAGTTATGATCCTCAGTATGACGACAGTGTTGTAAACTTTGACGATGAACGCAAAACAAGGCTTACACTTGCTCAGATTAACAGAGCAAGAAAATCTAGCGAACTACATACTAAAGAAAAGTCAAAAGAACTTGACTTTGTAAAACAAATGTATGGAATCGCGGCCCAGGCTCAAGCCGCAGCAATATAAAATGGCAAAAGTAGACAAATCTCAATATACAAAAGAAGAATGGCGAAAAATTAGAGAAGAGCGGCGCCGTCAAAAAATTGCCACAAAGTTAGGTACTATAGATTTAGCAGAAAGCAGTAGAAAAGGCAATGTTGCCTTTGTTCTAGGAAACGGTAATAGTAGAAGTCCTATAATACCTGAAAGTCTAAAACCCCACGGTAAAATATATGGATGTAATGCTTTATATAGATCATTCCGTCCAGACTATCTTGTTGCAGTTGATGTTAAGATGGTGCTAGAAATATCTAAAGCAGGTTATCAGTTAGACAACGAAGTTTGGACTAATCCAAATAAATCATATCATAGAATTAGGAATTTAAACACTTTCCAACCTAGTAAAGGATGGAGTAGCGGTCCTACTGCTCTTTGGTTAGCAACACAACATCAATACGAAAAGATATATATTTTAGGTTTTGACTATAAAGGTTTAAAAGACGGAAAAAGTTTTAACAATCTTTATGCAGATACACCTAACTATAAAAAAAGTACAGATGGGGCTACTTTTTTCGGAAATTGGATGCGTCAAACTAAAACAGTAATACAACAAAATCCTAATATTAACTATGTAAGAGTTATAGCACCTGATAATTATAGTCCGGAAGAACTAAATAAATTTGATAATTATAGTGAAATATTTGTTGAAGATTTCAAAAATATGCTCTCACTTCCCTAAAAAAGCTCGTTTTGAGCCTATATCTACGCATATTTTCTCCTAAATGTTAAATACATTTGACAGCCTAGCCACAGGTAAAACATTTATAGGAGAAAGCAATGGCAAATCAAAATAAATTTGAAGAAATGCTTGAGCGCCTAGTCAACGAAGACAAACAAGGTGCTGAAGACCTATTTCACGAGATTGTTGTAGAAAAGTCACGTGAGATTTATGAAGGATTACTAGAATCAGATATCGAAGACGAAGAAGTAGATGAAACTACAGATGAAGAAGTAGATGAGTCTAATGACGAAGAAGTAGATGAGTCTGATGATGAAGAAGTAGATGAAGCTAAAGACGAAGACGAAGACGATGATGAAGAAGTTTCAGAAGACTTTGATTTAGACGAGTTTGAAGTTGAACCAGCAATCGAAGGCGACCCAGCAGATGACATGATGGGTGACATGGGAATGGACATGGACGATGAAGCTGGTGACGACATGGACATGGATATGGACGACGAAGGCGATGAAGAATTAGAAGATCGTGTAGTTGACCTTGAAGATGCACTAGATGACCTAAAAGCTGAATTTGAAAAAATGATGGCAGGCGAAGATGGTGACGACGAAGACGATGACATGGACATGGACATGGACATGGATGATGAAGGCGATGACGAAGAAAAAGAAGAGTCATTCGCAGTAGAATCAGATGAGGAAGTTGAAGAAGCAGAAGAAGAAACTGAAGAATCAGCTAAATCTGAATCGGAGCAAATGCGTGAGTATGTAGAAAAAGTAACTGCTTCAATGGGCGACAATGGCGCTAATGCTAAGTCTGTAGTTGCAAGTGCAAACGACATGGGCGGTGATGCTTCAAATCTAGTACAAGGTGGTGACGCTGATTCAAAAGGTACAGGTGCTGGTGCTCCAAAAGAGGACAACATGGGCAATGTAAACGTACCAGGCGGTAAAGCTGCAAAAGCATCATCTAAAAGTGCTAAAGGCCACGGTGCTGAGAAAAAAGGCACAGGCGAACAAGCTGCTAATAAAAAATCAACAATTGGTAGCTAATAAGGACTAACAGATGAAAAACTTACGAGAGCATTTGACATTCGACGCAGCTAAAATGGTTGTTGAAAGTGCCAACGAAGGAAAAGACTTGTATATGAAAGGTATTTGTATACAAGGTGGAGTACGCAATGCTAATCAGCGTGTGTATCCTATAAACGAAATTGGCAGGGCTGTCAAAACTCTCAATGATCAAATTAGCGGAGGATATAGTGTTCTCGGAGAAGTTGATCATCCAGAAGGCCTTAACATTAACCTTGACCGTGTAAGTCATATGATTACAGAAATGTGGATGGATGATGCAAACGGTTACGGTAAACTTAAAATTCTTCCAACCCCGATGGGACAACTAGTTAAAACAATGCTCGAAAGCGGAGTAAAGCTAGGCGTTTCATCTAGGGGCTCTGGAAATGTATCAGAAGACGGCAGTAACACTGTCTCTGATTTTGAAATTATCACTGTGGACGTTGTGGCTCAGCCAAGCGCCCCTGGTGCTTATCCAACACCAATCTACGAACATTTAATGAATGCTCGTGGCGGATATAAGGCATATGAACTTGCACAGGCAACAAAAGAAGACACAAAGGCTCAAAAGTATCTTAAGGATTCGTTGGTTAATATAATCAACAAACTCCAATAATGAGGAGAAACAAATGATAGATGCACTAAAAACACTTTTCGAAAATGATGTAGTTTCCGAAGAAGTGCGTCGCGACATTGAAGAGGCTTGGAACTCAAAGGTAAAAGAAAACCGCCAGCAAGTTACAGCCGAACTACGCGAGGAGTTCGCTAAGAAATACGAACATGACAAAACAGTCATGGTCGAAGCCATTGATACAATGGTTAGTGAACGCCTAGCTGCTGAAATTGAAGAATTTGCAGAAGATCGTAAGCAATTAGCAGAAGCTAAAGCAAAGTATGCTATTGCTATGCGTGAAAATGCAGATTTAATGAAACAGTTTGTTGTAAAACAACTGTCTAATGAAATTTCAGAACTTCACGAAGATCAGAAAGGCATGGCAAAGAAATTTGAAATGCTTGAAGAGTTTGTCGTTGAAGCACTAGCAAAAGAAATTGCTGAGTTTAACGAAGACAAAAAAGACCTAGCTGAAACAAAAGTACGTTTAGTACGTGAAGCTAAAGAGCAATTTGAAAAAGTTCGTAAGAACTTTATTGCTAAAAGTGCAGAAAAGGTATCTTCAATTGTTGAAACTACTCTTAATACAGAAATTTCAACACTTAAAGAAGATATTGAATCAGCACGTAGAAACGATTTTGGTCGTAAGCTATTCGAAGCTTTTGCATCTGAGTACGCTAATAGCTACTTGAATGAAAAGAGTGAAGTTGCAAAACTAATGAAAGTAATTGCAACTAAAGATAAGCAACTTGATGAAGCAAAAAACATTGTTGTAAACAGCAAAGAATTAGTTGAATCAAAGCAGGCTGAAATTAAGCGTCTAGCAGAATCTGCTAAACGTAAAGAACTAATGGATGAACTAATTGCTCCGCTATCTGTGGATCAAAAGGACATCATGAAAGATTTACTGGAGAGTGTGCAAACAAACAAACTACGCAGTGCGTTTGACAAGTACATGCCGTCGGTTGTTAACGGACATACTCCAGCGAAGCAGAAGGCAGTATTATCAGAGGCAAAAGAAGTAACAGGCAATCGTGAGGAATCACAAACTAACGTTAGTAGATCAGAAGACGGTAATGTAATTGACATTAAACGTCTTGCTGGAATTTAAAAGGAGAAAACCAATGTCAGAACTACTAGAAAGTCGCTGGCAGGAAACCAAAACAGCACTTCTTGAAGGCCTTGATGGAACAAAGAAATCTGTGATGGCTGCTACTCTAGAAAATACACGCAAGTATCTTTCAGAATCAGCTTCAGCAGGTGCTACTTCTGCCGGTAATGTCGCAACTCTAAACAGAGTTATCCTACCAGTAATCAGACGTGTAATGCCAACAGTCATTGCAAACGAGATTGTTGGTGTTCAGCCTATGACTGGACCAGTGGGTCAAATCCACACACTAAGAGTACGCTATAGCGATGCCTTCACAGGCTCTTCAGGCGGCTCAACAACAGCAGGTGAAGAAGCACTTTCACCATTTAAAATTGCTGAAGGTTATTCAGGTAATGCAAATGGTAAAGCAGATGCAACTGCTGCTAAAGAAGGTACAGCTGGTAATGCTATGAGCATCCAGATCTTGAAGCAAACTGTCGAAGCGAAGACACGTAAGTTGTCAGCTCGCTGGACATTTGAAGCAGCTCAGGACGCACAATCACAGCATGGTATCGATGTTGAAGCAGAAATTATGGCTGCTCTAGCACAAGAAATTACTGCTGAAATCGACCAGGAAGTCCTATCTTCACTAGCTACACTAGCAGGCACAGGTGCAGATACATATGACCAGTCAGCAGTATCTGGTACAGCTACATTCGTTGGTGACGAACACGCAGCACTTGCAGTTCTAATCAACCGTGCAGCTAACAGAATTGCACAGCGTACACGTCGTGGCGCAGGTAACTGGGCTGTTGTATCACCAAGTATGCTAACTGTACTACAGTCAGCAACAACATCAGCGTTTGCACGTACAACAGAAGGCGCATTCGAAGCACCAACTAACACTAAGATGGTTGGTACACTAAACAATGCAATGCGTGTATATGTTAACACATATGCTGCTGATGATGACGTACTTGTTGGTTACAAAGGTACATCAGAATCAGACGCAGCAGCGTTCTACTGCCCATACATCCCGCTAATGAGCAGTGGTGTTGTACTAGACCCAGCAACATTCGAACCAGTCGTGAGCTTCATGACACGTTACGGATATGTTGAGTTAACAAACACAGCTTCGTCACTAGGTAACGCAGCTGACTACCTAGAAAAGGTAGAAGTAACAACAGCAGCACTAAGCTTCACATAAGTTTTAGTCAAACACTTAAAATAGGCCCTACGGGGCCTATTTTGTTGACTTTGTTTCTTTTTGATAAATACTTATGGATAGATTTATGCGGTACCCGCCGC